AGAGCTAGAGCGCATGACGCAACAGATCTTGGAAGAGAACCGCAGGCTCAAAGAGTATGTAAAAACAGGCGAAACGACATACCAAGAAACGCTACAGGCTAAAGCTGAAGCAGAGATGGAGATGGCGAGACGCAAGTTTAAAGAAGCACAAGAGTCTTATGACTCTGATGCCATGCTTGAAGCTCAAGAAAATTTGACTGATGCAAAGATGAAACTTGAAAGTGCAAAAAATTTCAAGCCAACCTCTTTACAAAATTCAGAAAATGCAGTACAAACATACCAAACGGCTCCCGAAGCCCCCAAACTTGATGATAAGACCTTGCGCTGGCAAGCAAAAAACCAGTGGTTTGGATCTCCGGGATACGAGGAAATGACGGCCTTTGCACTAGGGCTGCACCAAAAACTAGTTGCTACCGGGGTAGACCCCCGCTCAGACGAATATTTCGATCGTGTCGACGGTCGCTTGAAGCAAGTGTTCCCAGAAGTCTTTAATGACGTAAAGAGCGCTGAACCGGTTAAGGCTGAGCCGACTAAAAAACCTGCGAATGTTGTGGCTTCTGCCACCCGTTCTTCGGGTGCTAAGAAGGTAATTAAGCTAACTGCTACGCAAGCTCGTCTTGCAGAGAAGTATGGTTTATCCCACAAACAGTATGCTCAGGAAATTTTAAAATTGGAGGCTCAAAATGGCTAATAACCGCACACCCCGTGAACAAGAGTCACGCGAAAAAAACCCAACTCGGTATGTTTACAAACCGCCGAGCTCTTTGCCAGATCCAGCACCAGATCCAGATTATGAGTTTCACTGGGTTGCAGTGTCGATCGCAGGACAATCTAACCACACTAACGTGTCGCAGAGGTTCCGTGATCACTGGGTGCCGTGTAAGGCAGAGGACTATCCAGAGTTGCAAGTACAAGGCAACAAGGATGGCAACGTAGAAATCGGTGGACTGCTTTTATGCAAGAAACCAAAAGAAATGGCTGAAGCCCGCAGAGACTATTTTGAGAAAAAAGCTCAACAGCAAATGGAATCTGTAGACAACAGCTTTATGAAAAATAGCAACCCGAACATGCCTTTGTTTGCTGAGCGTAAAAGCACAACAACTAGAGGACGAGGGTTTGGTGATGGTAATTCTTAACTAGGAGATTTAAATGGCTTATCCAACCGTTTCAGCTCCCTACGGCTTACAGCCAATCAACAGCGTAGACGGCAAACCCTACGCTGGTGCAACCCGTCAATTGCCGATCGCAAGTACTTATAACACTGCGATTTATAACGGGGATATTGTTGCTGTAGTTGATGGTGGCACTATTGCAAAATCTGGCGTTACAGATGACTCTACAACTAGCGCAGCTAACTACACGTATGGCGTGTTTATGGGTGTTCAATACACCAATACTCAAGGTCAAACCGTGCAAGCTCAGTATTACCCAGGTAATGCTGCTGCAACAAACGCTATCGCTTATGTTGTTGACGATCCTATGGCTGCTTTCAAAGTAGCTGTTGTACACGCAAATAGCGTTGTAACTACTGTTAATCAAAGCGTTGTAGGTATTAACATGGCTATCGACCAAGGTACTGGTAGTGCAACTACTGGTGATTCTGGCGCTGGCGTTCTTGTTCCTACCGATAACCTTGGTAACGCAGCAACTTTGCCAGTACGTGTTGTTGCTGTTGTTCCAGAAACAGCTACCGGCGCAAATGCCTTCACTGAAGTTGTAGTGAAGTTGAACAACCCACAAATACTCCGTGCAACGGGTATTGATTACGCCGCTTAAGGAGCATATAAATGGCTATTTCACGCGCACAACTACTTAAAGAGTTGCTCCCAGGCTTAAACGCTTTGTTCGGTTTAGAGTACAAGCGTTACGGCGAAGAGCACAAAGAGATCTACGAAACTGAGAAATCAGAGCGTAGCTTTGAAGAAGAAACCAAGCTGTCCGGCTTCTCTGCTGCACCAGTCAAGAACGAGGGCTCAGCCATCGCTTATGACAATGCACAAGAGGCATTTACAGCTCGCTATAACCACGAAACCATCGCCCTCGGCTTCTCCATCACTGAAGAGGCAATCGAGGACAACTTGTATGACAGCCTTTCTGGTCGTTATACCAAGGCTTTGGCTCGTGCTATGGCTTATACCAAGCAAGTTAAAGCTGCTGCTGTATTGAACAACGGCTTCACCAACTCCAGCCAGTATTACGGCGGTGACGGCGTGCCTCTGTTCTCTACTTCACACCCATTGGTTTCTGGTGGTGTTAACAGCAACCGTCCTTCCACTAATGCTGACTTGAACGAGACTTCGTTGGAAAACGCAGTTATTCAAATCGCAGCTTGGACAGACGAGCGTGGCTTGCTCATCGCAGCAATGCCCCGTAAGTTGATCATCCCACCAGCACTACAGTTCGTTGCAACTCGTTTACTTGAGACTAACCTCCGTGTTGGTACCAACGACAACGACATCAACGCATTGAAGAACAATGGTTCGATCCCAGAAGGTTACGCAATTAACCACTATCTGACCGACACCAATGCTTGGTACTTGACCACTGATGTTCCTAACGGCATGAAGCACTTTGAGCGTATGCCTTTGGCTAACTCAATGGACGGCGATTTCGACACTGGTAACGTACGTTACAAGTCTCGTGAGCGTTATTCGTTTGGCTGGTCTGATCCACTCGGAATGTTTGGTTCACCAGGAGCGTAATGAAAAAGGGGAGCCAAAAACTCCCCTTTTTGTTTTATTTGTTGTAAGATTCATTTATCTGGGAGAATCGCTTATCAAACCGCCCCAGCGGACGCATACACGATTGATAAGCTGAACTTTGTATGAAGGACAATTTATTATGGCATTAGCAACTACCTCAGCCGTATGGCGCTCCACTGGTGGAGATCAAACACGCACTGCAGAAGCAGGATCCATGGTTATGGCAGTCCCCTTCTATATTGCAAACTTAGCAGCAACTGCAAACGTACTTAACGTTGTTGGCGGAAATGCTTTAATTCTTCCTGCTGGCGCAGTGGTAACCGAAGTTATCGTTAGCTCTGTTGGCACTGGACGTGCTGATATTGGCTTTACCCCATTAATTGGTGTTGGTCCCGGTCAAACAACTACTACTGGTACTAACGTTCCACAAGGCTTTGTAGCCAATTTAACTATGGCTAGCCGTGTTGCTATTGTTACAGGTGGTACAGGCGGTGGTGCTTCTTTGGGTAACGTAGCTAATGCAACTAACTTAGTTGTTGTTACTAGCGCTGCTAACGGTACTTCTTCTGGTACGGTTTCTGGTCGAATTATTTATCACGTAGCTGACGCCGGTCAACAAAGCGTCTAAGGAGAAGCATCATGACGATGCAATATGACGTAAAAGCTACGGCGATTGCCGCTGCCCAAACAGATGCCGCTGTGTTTGCTGGACCTGCTCGTATTAAAGGAATGGTGGTTTCTGTTCCAACTGCGGGCGGTACACTGACGCTTAAAGACGGTGCGGCTGGTACTACTCGGTTTTCTTTTGTAGCTCCTGCCGTTGCTGGTGCAGTTAATGTTCTTATTCCCGGCGAAGGTATTCGTTGTGACAGCGGTATTTATGCAACTACTCCAGCCAATATGACGGTAACGGTGTTCTATGGCTAAGACCCCTGCCTGGCAACGCAAAGAAGGCAAGTCCGAATCTGGCGGGCTAAACGCTAAAGGACGTGCCTCCTATAACGCCGCTAACCCTGGGAAACCGGGGCTAAAGGCTCCTCAACCAGAAGGCGGTCCAAGACGTGATTCGTTCTGTGCCCGCATGAAAGGCATGAAGAAAAAGCTGACCAGCGCTAAAACTGCCAACGATCCAGACAGCCGCATCAACAAGTCCTTACGGGCTTGGAACTGCAAAGAAGGCGGAACTGTACGTGGCGGTGGATGCGAGGTTAAAGGCAAAACTAAAGGACGGATGGTCTGATGGAACAGTTATTTTTAGTTATTTGGTCTGCTCTACTAACAGCGTTTATCGCTGTAATTGGCTTTGTTGCTAACGAAAAAAATACAAAGCTAAAAGAACTTGAGCAGCTATTAATAAGTACCAAATTGGAGGTAGCTCGTGATAACGTTACTCAAGCAGAAATTGACAAAATTATGGTCCACATTGACCAGCGCTTTAATAAACTTGAAGACAAAATTGACCAACTTATTCAGAAAGGGTTAACAGCATGAAACACTCAGATATTGCAAAAGACATGCCGATGATGAAAAAAGTAGCTGCTAAGGCAGTTAAAGGGCACGAGTCACGTATGCACAAGATGGCTGGCGGTGGTGTAACCCGTGCAGATGGTTGCGTTATGAAGGGTCACACCAAGGGCAAGATGGTCAAAATGGCTGGTGGTGGCAGTTGCTAAATGCCAAGTTCTCGTGTTAACCCTATTTCTCCCGCTGCCCAATTAGATTTGGGCTTTGGTAGCACCCCTGAGCAACTGCAAAAGGGTAGAGCGGCAGATCCAGGGTACAAAGAAATTCACGAGAAATACAACCCACCAGAGAAAGACCAGAAAGTTAAAGCTGCTGAGAACAAAGAGTTTGAAGACAAGCGCCAGCAAAGAAGTAAGTTGATTCAACAAGCCGAGATGGCTAAGATTAACGAGATCTTGAATAAACCCAAAGGCGGTGGTGGCGGATCAGGTGGGGTAGGCGGCATGAAGTCAATGAAGTACGAGCCGGTTAAGTACGCCAAGGGCGGTAAGGTTAGTGCATCATCTCGTGCTGACGGCTGTGCTGTACGGGGTAAGACTAGAGGACGGATGGTATGAAAGAAATGCTCAAAGGGCTAAGCGACAAGCTTAGCGAGAAAACTGATAAGTACGGCTTAGCTAACCCAATTGAAGTTGCCAATGAAGCGCTAGGCGGTGAGACTCGTGAAGAGTCTAAAGCCCGTCGTGAGAAAGCAAAAGAAGCCCCCAAAAAAATGCGTGCGGGTGGATATGTAAAAGCTGCTGACGGCTGCTGTGTTAAAGGTAAAACTAAAGGACGCATGGTATGAAAGCCAGTCGAGGTATGGGCGCTGTAATGCCTAGCAAGATGCCGGGTAAGAAAATCATTAAGCGTAAGGACAACCCTAACGACGTGGAGATGTACGCCAAGGGCGGTAAGGTTAGTAAAAGCGTTACTGCTACCAAAGGTGGCACAGCTTCAGCCATGGCTAAAAAGCTTTTACAAAAGCCGGGATCCTTGACTGCGGCTGATATGTACGCAGAAGGTGGTAAGACGTCTAGCGTTAACAAGGCGGGTAACTACACCAAGCCCGGCATGCGCAAGTCTTTATTTGAGAGTATCAAAGCGTCTGCTACGCATGGTACGGCAGCAGGTCAATGGTCGGCTAGAAAAGCTCAGCTTCTGGCTAAAAAGTACAAAGCAAAAGGAGGAGGGTATCGTGGCTAAATCGTTTCCAGACTTAAACAATGATGGTGAAGTAACTAGGGCAGACGTTCTTAAAGGGCGGGGCGTTTATAAAAAAGGTGGCGCAGTTAAGAGTAACTGGATTCAAGGCGCTATCAAGAAACCCGGTGCTCTGCGTGAGTCTATGGGCGTTAAGAAAGGCGAAAAGATCCCTGCCAAAAAACTTGCTGTAGCGGCTAAGAAGCCCGGCAAGATGGGGCAACGTGCGAGGTTAGCTCAGACCCTGTCTAAGCTAAAGAAGTAATGCCGTTTATATGGGATTGGATCTGGGAGAAATTAAGTGGCGTTAGCAAAACCGCAGAGAAGCCTCAAAGCGTGGGGCGACCAGAAGTGGACAACCAAGTCGGGCAAAAAGTCGTCCGAGACAGGAGAGCGGTACCTGCCCAAAAAAGCAATACAGGCGCTAAGCCCAGCCGAGTACGCAGCAACAACACGCGCAAAGCGGGCGGGAAAAGCAGCGGGAAAACAGTTCGTGCCCCAGCCCCCAAAGGTAAAAGCAAAAGTAAAACCGTACAGAAAGGTTAAATAAAAGATGACCGTAGTTGCCAATGCAACATTTAATCTTGACCTCTCGGAGATGGTCGAAGAAGCGTTTGAGCGTTGTGGCTCAGAGCTTCGTTCTGGTTATGATTTGCGTACAGCCCGTCGTTCTTTAAACCTGTTGTTTGCCGATTGGGCAAACCGTGGTATTAACTTATGGACGATTGAGCAGGGGCAGATCCCGCTGGTACAAGGTACAAACACCTATGACTTACCGCTTGATACTGTAGACTTGATTGAGCACGTTATTCGTACAAACCCTGGGGTGCAGAATACTCAGGCAGACCTGACAATCTCACGCATCTCAGTATCTACATACGCAACAATCCCCAACAAGTTGCAGCAAGCTCGCCCTATTCAAGTATGGGTAAATCGTCAGTCTGGTGCTACGTACGCAGGTACAAGCAGTTCTACCCCACCAGCAGGTGTTAATAATCCTAAGATCGTTATTTGGCCCACCCCAGACCAAGGCACTGCCCTAGACCCTTATTACACGTTTGTTTACTGGCGACTACGCCGTATTCATGATGCTGGCGATGGCTCTAACACAATGGACATACCATTTCGTTTTTTGCCCTGTTTGATTGCCGGTCTG